TGTCAAGCTCATCCAGTAACAAGCAACCGCTTTTGGTTGACCGGCCGGCAACCACGTCCACCCTGGTTACCGTTGCATCTGGTCAATCATTTTCGACCAGCCTGGTACCGACTGCCGTTGGTAATGCTACCAAAGTATTTGACGTTGACTCTTCTCTGACCGACACCTCGATCAGTGGTGCGTATATTGACGAAATTTGGTTCCAATACAGTAAGCGAAATATTGAGTTTATTGATGCGGCTAGTACGACGTCTGGAACGTATTCTGCAGACAGTACTAATGTCGTTGTAACGATCAGTGCCGGTCATAACGTTCAAGTTGGTCAAAAAGTCTGGCTTGACTTCACTTCCTATAGCTCTGGCACTACTCCAATTGACCAGGCTGTTACGGTAACGGCTGTCACGCCAACAACTTTCACGGGCACCATTCCTAGCATTTCTGGTCCTATTACGGGTAACGTCAGCTGCCGTCTCCCCTTGGACTTTTGTTTCTACCTAGTAAATACCGGCACGATCACCAATACCAACCAATTTTTCCCCCTGTTTGTTTCCAGTATTCCGGCTGTTTACGAAAACCAAACTTACAGTTTGACCATCAATAATGTTTTGCCCTTGATCAACCACCCCGTCGTTCAAGCTGGCGCCAACTTTACTAGTACCAACAGTACGACATCCCCTAAGACTCGTGGTTTGATCCTCCAGCGGGGGCAGGCTCTGTATGTTGCCGCAAGTGGGGCAACGTCTCTGACCAACGGTTTTTACATCGGCGTTCAAGCCGGATTCTATTGATGTAGTCATGCCATTCGCCGCTGGTGGATTTGATCCCCCGTCGAAAAAAACTTTTAGTGGCAAGACATTTGGTAATTTTGAGGATCCAAATCAGTTTCGAGCTGTAGAAGATTACGCAAAAGAAACACAGAAATTTAATTTTTTACCGCAAAATAAAGATTTAAAGAGTCGTGTTCGTTTCTACGATTACGATTCCTTGTGGACGCGTTGGCGTCGCGGATATGAGCTGTATACCATCACTCAGAGTGTTCTGGGGTCCTTCGCGAACGAACGACGCCGACGGGGCGATTTCCGCATGTACTGCGCTTTCCAGCAGTTCCCAGGCGTGTTTATCCCTGGCCGTGTTTTCACGTTCCCAACAACAGATAAAGAGATCAATGAGCAGGTTGTTGGGATGCGGGATGCAAATGCTTTTAATTTTTACAATTTCGGCTTACCTATTCTTGCTGTTCGCTATTTAGCAGATCCAGTTACAGCAACATATTCTCAATCCGGTACTACTTTGACAGTTTCGTCCCCGGATCACAATTTGTTGATTGGTGAAAGTGTTTATTTAGATGTACTCACCGGAGCAAGTGTTGATGCAACTCTAACCGTTGTCTCTACAACTCAGAATACTTTTACGGTAACAGCGGGTAGTCCCCTTACGACAAGTGGTAATTTGCTTTACTATTTGACCACATCTTTTTCTGACCCACGTTGGACAACGTCTCGTGTTCGGCTGCGTTCTATTCCTGTACCAGTCAGGTTTTTTGCTGGTGAGCGTTTAATTGATCGTGTGGTCGAGAAAGATCCTGGAATCTTCTCTACGTATACCAGGACGGGATCTCTCGTAACAATTAATTGCACATCCCCCCACGGTTTATCCACTGGAAATCGAATATTTATTGCCGTTACCAGTGGGCTAGTCTCATCTGGTCAATACGATGTGACAGTTACTAGTCCTACGCAGTTAAGAATTACTACTATTGACAGCGGTGTTACAAGCGGCAATTTAATTCTTAGCCGGTTAATCCCTGGATTCCGGTATGACGATTATGTAGGATATACCGTTACTGGCGTTGATGTTACAACCAATGAGATTATTTTCCAAAAAGAAGATAGCTACGGAAGTATTCTTGTTGACAATAAATACGTAACAACAGTTCCGGCTCAACGCGGATTCATTGTTGGCCGCTTTTTGACCACGGAACTACGGTGGCAGTGTTCCTGCCAAGATTTTATGCGCCGCGAGGGCTTTAACTTATACAAAGATAAAACCAGCCAAAGGTTTCCAGTTACCGCTATCTCATCCACAAAGCCTGGACAGACTCAAAATGACGACAATACTTTAAGTAATGAGAGAGATATTCCCGGTAGCTTTGCTGATCTTGGTTACTCTGTAATCAATAACTTTTACGGGCTTCCTGATTATCAGGACACCAGTGAGTATTCATATCCAAATCTCTATTATTATCAAATCCGCTGGTGTAAACACATTTATGCGGCAATGTTTTCTGTTGTTCATGATGAAGGAAATGAACCAATTGCCATTGCCGCCACATATACACAGTCGGGTCCAAATATTACAATCACCGCACCAGATCACGGGTTGATTGCAAACACTAAAATTCAGCTAGATTTCACTAGTGGAAATGCTTTGTCGGGTCGCTATACGATTACAAGCGTACCGGACAAAAATACGTTTGTTGTTGTTTATCCTTTTAGCGAAGTTACCGGCGGCTATGTAACGGTCAGTAATTTAAGAGAGCATGATTTTGTCAGCTCTTGGATTTTAGAGCCGAGTGATAAACCAATTGGCAATGGGCTCGATGTTTTTTATCGTAATTTTGAAAAAGAGAATGAGAGGCTAAGGCAGGCAGCCGAACGACTTGCAATGATGCAGCAGGGTATGCCCTGGGTTGGGGGCACTTCAATTACTGGATCGCGAAACCAACCAGAACAAGTTGCAAATTACAACACAGAATTGGTCACCATGATGATGACCGATAGCATCCGTCGTGGTATTGACGGTGAATTGGACCGTAGTGGTACTGAAGTTAATACAGCAAACCGGATGCTCACGATGATGAGCAAATTATTTAATATCCAACCAACTTTGATTCAGGATACAAAGCTGGGGATGTTGGATGAGCCCTTGGTGAACTATGTACCCGATTTTGAATTTGGTTTGATTATTGGAGGCACCTATCTAAACGGTGTTCCCGTCGAACCCGCTTCGCAGACGAGTCTGATAGACTGTGAAACATATTCGCCTTTAACCGCCCAGGATACTGTTGTTGATGGCGGTTTGTATATTAATTCATAGCGATGGCTGTTCAGATCTTGTCTCGTAGGTCGTCGGTCCTTTACGACAGACCATTTCCGATTCGATTGGGTGTAGCCGAGTTAGCCGTTAATAATAATCCCGGCGATCCTGGATTGTATTTTGCTGACAATACAGCGACCCCCTCTACTGGTTTAATCAAGGTTGGTCCAACATTTATCGGCGCCACATCACCGAACACCCCAGCGGCTGGTTTTACCTTATTTAGTAAAGGAGAGTCCTGGCTCGATACATCAAGCACCTATATCTTCAAACTGTATGACGGTACTACGTGGAGAACGCCGAAAGCAGTAGTCTCTAATAGCAACGGAAAGCCGGTCAACCCAACCGATGGGCAACTTCACTACGACCAGCTAATCCCCGGATTGTTTATGTATAACGCGGCTACTGCTGCTTGGATTGCTATTTAATTAGTGAGGATGGTTAAGGATATGGTCCAGGATCCGATCTAATTTTATATGTACCGCCTGGACCTCTCTAAGAAAGTCCTCTTTCAGTACATAATCACGGATCACCCGGTCTTGGAAACTATCCAAGTTCCGTTCAATTATTTCAAATCGACGTTCAATACGGCGATTAAAATTGTTTAAAGCCCTGGACAGACCAGCAAAAGCGCCGATACTACCAGATAGGACAGCCGCGATTAATTCTGGCGACACTTTTACTGTATATTTTTTCTTTATTCTAAAGTAATTACCAACTTAGAATGTGTTTACGAAGGTAGAAGTCGATGTCAACCGGATACGAACCGAATATAGAGGGCGCGATTGCTGTTTTGGTTGATCTGATGACGGCCAACGAGTTCACGATGACTCGTCGACCGTATGAGCCAAATTATCGGGGCTTGGTTGACGCGATTATTGACCTTAAAGAAGGTTTTCCTGTTTTTGCCCCCTCTCGTGTGGGTTTTGATGCGGTTACGTTTGAGGCAGTTACTGATGGTGCCGCTCTTTACATGCGCATTAGTGACGGGAAAGTTGGACTGGCCCAAGCTGACGGTACAGTCGACGAAGCTTTAGTTGTGGGCTTTGCAGATGCTGCAGCAAATACCGGAGAAACCGTCAAGGTTTTGGTTGCTGGCATCAAAACAATGCCTTTTGTTGTTGATCCTGGGGATGTTTATTTCCTAAGTACTACAGCTGGAGCAATTACAACGACAGCGCCCTCTGTTGCTGGTCAATATGTTACCCGTGTTGGAGAAGGTGCCACCTCTACCGACTTTAGTATTCAATTAGAACCACCTATCCAGTTGTCCTAATGCCTGGCGTTAGTAATTACGAGCCATACGCTCCCAATAACCAAGGACTAACTGAGGCACTGATTGACCTCAAATCAACTATGACCGGTAAACCTGTGTATTCAGTTGCCGGATTTCAGGCTTTGGCATTTGAAAATGTTAATCAAGGCGAAGCTCTTTATGCTCGCTCTAGTGATGGCAAGGTAGGACGGGCAATTGCAAATGATACATTTGACAAGGCGAATGTTGTCGGTTTTGCCCAGACAACGAAGCTGTCTGGTGAATTAGTTCGCGTTTTAATCGTTGGGGTGGCGCCTAATTCTGGATTGTCCCCAGGGGGTATTTACTATTTATCGGCTGCCAGCGCGGGTGCAATCACTTCTACACCTCCATCAACTGCTGGTCATTATGTAACTCGTGTTGGTGAGGCTGTGAATTCAGCGGAGTTAGCCGTCCAGTTAGAATTACCGATCTTATTGGCGTGAACGGTACTGTTGGTAGGATGGGTATAACTAAAGGCGTAATCTTAGAATCCTAAGAGGAGTCAAGTAGAGCTAAAAATGGCAACTAGAAAGGCACTTTGTCTGGTTAGCGGGTTATTTGAGGAGGTCAATACTCCAACAGATAAACTCGACTTTGCAGGCAACTCTACAACTGATCTTGCTGAAGGTACTAATCTTTATTACACCAATACAAGGGCGCGTCAATCAATCAGTGTCACCGACTCAGGCGGTGACGGATCGTTAAGCTACGATAATTCAACTGGTGTCATCACATATACTGGACCATCGGCAAGTGAGGTTCGTGCCCATTTTAGTGCGGCTAATAGCGGTACTGGATTTGGAAGCCTCGCTTACAGTAGTGTTACCGGTACTTTTACTTACAGTGTTGTAACCGCTGCAAATATTCGACAACAAATTTCTGTTACTGATACTGGTGGCGATGGGTCTTTAAGTTACGACAATACAACCGGAGTTATTACTTACACCGGTCCTTCTGCCAGTGAAGTTCGCTCTAAGTTCAGTGTTGCTGTTGGTTCTGGCCTTACTTACAACAGTACGACCGGTGAGTTCGGCACGAGCGCCATTCCCAATTCGCAATTAGCGAATAGCTCGATTACGTTTGGCAGCACCAGCACCTCTCTTGGTGGGACCATAACAGCCCTGTCAATTACCAGTTACACCGCTTCCAGTTTTGTGAATGTGGGTAACGGTGTAGGCTCTGCCGGCAGCATTAACATCGAACCTGGCGCCATCGTTTTTGAGGGGTCAACGGCTGATACATTTGAAACAACCCTTCAGGTTGTTAATCCAACAGCAGATCGGACTATTACGTTCCCTGACGCAGGCGGCACTGTTGCACTTTTAACGAGTCTTTCGGTTGCTGCAGGCTCGGGCCTGACTTACAACAGCACCACTGGAGAATTTGGCACCAGCAATATTCCGAACAGTCAGCTCCAAAACAGCTCAATCACAGTTGGTTCAACTGCAATTGCTCTTGGCAGCAGCTCTACAACCCTTGCTGGTCTTACTTCGTTAACTTCAACGGGGATTACGACTAACGACTCTGGTTTCCGAATTCGGAACACAACAGACATCACGAAGCAAATTGCTTTTGATGCCTCGGTCATTACCACCGGGACAACGAGAACTTATACACTTCCTGACGCTAGCGGGACCGTCGCTTTGCTGACGAGCCTTTCAGTTGCTGCTGGTTCTGGGTTGACCTATAACAACACGACCGGAGAGTTTGGGACTAGCAATATTCCGAACAGTCAACTTCAAAATAGTTCGATTACTGTTGGTTCAACATCTATCGCTCTCGGCGCCACCTCTACCACTCTTGCTGGGTTAACTTCTTTAACTTCAACTGGTATTACCACAAACGATAGCGGTTTCCGAATTCGAGATGATTCGGACAATACAAAACAATTGGCATTCGAATGTTCCGGTATCACGACTGCAACAACCCGAACCATGACGGTTCCGGATGAAAGCGGAACGATATCGACCCAGGATTTTGCCACCGCAATTGCAATTGCATTAGGATAAGATTATGGCAACTCAAGTACAATTCCGTCGTGGTACATCTGCTGAAACCGCAACTTTTACGGGTGCTGTAGGTGAAGTTACCGTTGATACTGTTAAGCAAACTTGTGTTGTCCACAATGCTAGTCAAGCAGGTGGTTATCCCCTCCTCCGGGAAGATGGCACTAACTCTGCTCTGTCTTTGGGTTCTCTCAGTAGCTGTGCTTTAAAATTTGCCTCAGATCCAAATACGGGGATTATCAGTCCCGGCTCCGATCAAATCGCCTTGGTGACAGGTGGTGTTGTTAGACTTACAATAGATTCATCTGGTTCAGTAACCATTCCAGGTAACGCTATCATTTCAGGAAACCTTACTGTTACTGGTACGTTCTCCTCAACCGACAACCTTGCACTTATTGTTGCTCTGAGCTGATATGGCCAATACCTTTAAAATCGAGACCAAAGCCAGCCTGGTAACAGACGCAGTATCGAATACTACTACGAACGTTTTGTCGGCGGGTGGATCTGCAACAGTCATCCTCCTTAGTATTCTGATCTCGAATAAAACCGGTACCAGTGCTAACACTGACGTTTATTTGGTCACTAACACTGGGGACGATGTTTACCTGATTAGGAACGCTCCGGTACCCTCGGGCTCCTCTCTAGAGATCATCAGCGGTAGCAAGATCATTATGGAGGCAAGCGATGTTCTGCGGGCCCGTTCGGATACCGCGACGGCACTTGATATTTCGGTTAGCTACCTTGAGCAGACCTAATTATGGGCCTCACGAGTGTTGGTGATATTGCTGTTCTGTACGAAAAAATTGAACAGCTCGAGGCTTCTTTGATTAAAATTGAAGATTCTCTACAGCTTCAAATTGTAGAGTTACAAGAAATCATCTTCGAGGGTGACATTCTTTCCGAAGAGGATTCTTCCTGGGAGATTGTCCGTAAAAAGCGTGATTATCTTCTTAAGTCGACGGATTGGATTATGACTCCAGGCTCGAGCCTGGATCAGTCCGCCTGGGCCGCCTACCGGCAGGTTCTCCGCGATTTACCACAGACATATCAGAAAACTGGATTAGCTTCAATCCGCTGGCCGAAACGCCCGGCAATGTCAGGTCCTAATACAATAGTAAGTAAGAAGTAGAAAAAACATGGCTTACCTGGGCAACAGTCCTGTACTTTCTCAGCAAGAGTACCGCAACATTGACAACATCAGCGGAAGCTTTAATGGCGTTACGACGTCGTTTCCGCTGTTGGTCAATGGTGTTGCTCCAGTTCCGGCTCCACAATCCTCTAATCAGTGTCTGATCTCGGTTAACGGGGTCGTTCAAAAACCCGATGATACCGGTGCATCCGGTTTCCGTTTAAGTGGTGGAAATATTGTATTCAGTGCGGCACCTACTGGAGGCCAAAGCTTTTTCGGCGTTATTCTTGCTGGTGCAGACTATATTTATGCTGGCTCAAATTTCCCTGATGGTACTGTAAGTGCTCCATCAATTACGTTTGCACAGGATTTAGATACTGGCTTTTATCGTAGCGGTGCAGGTGAAGTTAAATTTACTGCTAATGGTACCAATGTCGTCACTCTTAGCGCAAATAATTTAACGGCGCCAAGTTTTATTCCCACCAGCAGCACAGTTCCCAGTAACGGGGTTTATCTTCCTTCGTCAAACAACGTAGCCATCTCAACTAATGGGCAGGGACGGTTGTTTGTTAACTCGATCGGCCAAGTTGGTGTTGGAAAAGTTGCAACTCAGTTGGTTGACGTAGAAACGTCAGGTAACGCGCAGGTGCGAGTTACTACTACTGACACATCTGGTGGCACTATTGGGTCTTTTGTCGCCCGATACACGGGTGGTGGTGGCGGTACTGCGTCTACGGGTGTTTTGCGAGCAGGAGATGGTTACACCTCAGTCGGAGCCTCAACAAACTCTCCGCTTGTGTTTATCAACAATGAAACTGAGCGCATGAGACTCGACACCTCCGGCAGGCTTTTAGTTGGCACGTCTACTGCGCGTACCAACTTCAACACTGGTGCGGAGCAATCTCACATCCAGCTTGAAGGAACGACCTTCAATACCTCAAACCTAAGCATTGTTCGTAATTCAGCAAATGATGGCACGGCTGCATTGACACTTGGAAAATCGCGTTCAGCAACTGTCAATGGAAACACCGTTGTTGTAAGTGGTGATCCACTTGGTTTTATTAACTTTGAGGGCGCAGATGGCACCAATATGGTGCGTGGTGCATCTATTACAGCCCAGGTAGACGGCACCCCTGGCACTAACGACATGCCAGGCCGCCTAGTGTTCTCCACTACCGCCGATGGAGCGAGCAGTCCGACGGAGCGGATGAGGATTTCCAATAATGGAGACATACTTTTTAATACAACTACTACGAACACATTCTTTTCCGGTGGGCGTGTTCTTGCTGCTGGAGATGCTCAGTTCACCAGAAATGGCGCTACCGCTCTGACGCTAAGGCGGATGACAAGCGATGGCACAATCGCTACTTTTATTCCTGACAACGGAAATATAGTAGGGACGATCTCCGTAACAAGTTCTGCAACTGCCTACAACACATCTTCTGACTATCGCCTCAAGGAAAATGTCGTCGCCTTGACCGGCGCCATTGATCGCATCAACCAGCTTCAGGTTCACCGGTTCAACTTTATTGCTGACCCTGAAAAGACGGTTGACGGTTTCATCGCCCACGAAGCCCAGGCCGTTGTTCCCGAGTGCGTCACTGGCGCCAAGGATAAAGTGGATGCTGACGGCAACCCCGTCTACCAAGGCATCGACCAATCCAAGCTGGTACCCCTGCTGACGGCTGCGTTGCAGGAAGCGTTGGCTGAGATCGAAAGTCTGAAGGCTCGTGTTAGCGCGCTAGAGCCATAAGTCCTACTCACTAACCATCGATGACCAACTGGCTCTGGCGATCAATTGTCGGGACAGCTGCAGCCATCATGGTTGTATCAACTTTTCAGTGGGCTGCATGTAGGTTCTACGTATTGCCTACAATTTGGCCTTGGTATGCAAGGTACGTAGGCACTCCAGAAGGCGACAAAATAGACCCAGCCCCAATGGGATGCACCGATGTCGATTCGCGGACTATTGCCGTGATGATGGGCGTCTTAACGACGTTAATTAGTTTATCTCGCAACGCTGAATAGATCTGCTACTTTAGTGTAAGCAGATATCAGTATTGTGAAAATTTCGCCCACTGGCATCAAATTAATTAAATCTTTCGAGGGACTAAGCCTCACCAGCTACCTCTGTCCTGTCGGTGTACTTACCATTGGCTACGGTCACACCGGAAATGTGCTTGCTGGAACAAAAATCACCGAGAAAGAAGCTGACGCACTTCTCAAGCAAGATCTCATTAAATTCGAGCAGGCAGTATTAAATTACGTCACCATTGATTTAAATCAAAATCAATTTGATGCACTTGTCTCTTTCTGTTTTAACGTCGGAACCCAGGCTTTCAAGGGTTCAACGTTAGTTAAACGTCTTAATAATGGAGAAAACCCTAATATTGTCGCTGCCGAGGAGCTGCCGAGGTGGAATAAAGGTGACGGAAAAGTTCTCGAAGGTTTAAGCCGTCGCCGTTCCGCAGAGGTTGAATTGTTTTGTAGCGAAGCCCCAAAAGTAAAAGTTGGCTTAATTGATATCACCTCTAAATTTAATACTTGGCTAAAAAAACGACTTGTTCCTTCCGTCGAGCTAGGCCGTGATGAAAAAGCCAATATCTATAAAGGTAGAACAATCCGGAATTGCTTAGTTATTGACCGAAAAGACAAGCACAGCTACGTGGAGCTGGGCTTCGGGCTCGGCAAGTGGTGGATCTACGATGACCACTGGGATGGCCTTGTCACCAAAACAACGATCCATCCTTACGCAGTCGACGGCGACCTTCGCTATCTCCGCAACTTCCCGTACTTCCACCAAAAGGATAATGGCCCCGAAGGTTGGCGCCAGTGTCAAACCAGCAGCATTGCAATGTGTCTGAAGTACTTAGATACACCCGGTATTAACGACGATACTGACTACTTGAAGATCGTTAATAAGTACGGAGACACAATTTATCGCAACCCCCACTTCAAAGCCTTGGCAGAGTTAGGTGTATCCGCTAAGTTCACTCAAACTGCAGACTCGGATGACGTTAAAAAACAAATTGACTCGGGCCTCCCTGTTGTTGCCGGCATTCTTCATCATGGAACTGTTTCTGACCCTTCTGGTGGCGGCCACTTTGTGGTTATTACTGGTTATGGCCGGGATTATTGGCTAGTCCAAGACCCCTACGGTGAACAGGACCTGGTGAACGGCGGCTGGGCTTCAACCGGTGCCGTTGACGGTCGCAATGTTCGCTACAGCTTCAAGAACTTAAACCCCCGATTCTTTGTTGGTGGGGGAGGCTCTGGCTGGTGTTGGTACGACTTTAAACGTTTAAAGTGAAGCTGCTTGTATACTTTGGTTGCAGATTTGAAGACACATGATCGACTCAATCACTGAACTTGAAAAGGGTCTGCGGGCTCAGCAGGAAAGCTTGGCCAAAGACATTCGCGCCGCCGAGTCCTCGCTCATTACCACTAAAGAGGGGTACCTTAAAGTCCAAGGCGCACTTGAAATTTTAGATATCCTTAAGAAAAAAATCGAACAGGATGACGCCGCCAGTTTGGCAGCAGTGATGGATTGATATGTTGGGCGAACTGAACCGAGGACGATATCGAGCCCTTGAGCTGATCGCTGATTATTTGCGTGAACCGTCCCGGGAGTTACGCTTAAACGCTATTGTCTGCAACGTTTCCGACGAGGACCTCCGTTGGGTTTCGGATCGGATGCACCACTTCACTCTCCGCCTCCTCGAGGATGCTGACTATGATCCAGCCGAGGATGAGGAGGAAGCCTTCCTTCGGAATATTGGTTTGACCGACTGATGTTGCAGATCGGTGTGTAGCTGATACATTGCAACAAAATTAACGGCATCGGTGTCTAATAGCCATACGCGACAGTGTAAAAGCTGTTTAGAGACCTTCGACATCAAGAATTTCGCCAATGCCGGAGTGAAGGGAGGAAAAGCGTATTACCGCCATATTTGCCGCAGTTGCCACGGGAAGAACGTGAATGAGAGGCGGCTGGTCATTCGCGCCATTTTTGTTGAGTGGAAGAAAACGTTAACCTGCTCCAAGTGCGGCTTTGACGACCATCGCGCCCTCCACTTCCATCACCACGACGGTAATAAAGAAGCCAACATTGCCGACCTGGTCTCAAACGGAGCTGGAATCGATACTATCCAGAAAGAGGCCGCGAAATGCATCGTTCTATGCGCCAACTGCCACGCAATTGAACACGCCTCATAATCGGAGTGGAAGGATTCAAACCTTCGGCCTGTCGCTCCCAAAGCGACCGCTCTAATCAAGCTGAGCTACACCCCGTGGTAGGAACGGTGGGACTTGAACCCACAAGGTCAAAGACCAACGCATTTTAAGTGCGCAGCGTATCCCGATTCCGCCACGTTCCCTTACCGGGCCACAATAGCTCAAAATGTAGATGTCTGCACTCTACATTTTTGTCATGGGTTCGTGACAATCCATGTTCAACTGCGAAGATGATCTCCTGGTCAATCTCGTTGTTTTAACTCCAAAACTTGCGCGTCGCAAATTTAGGCAGCACATCTTTGAAGCCTGGGGATGGCGCTGTGCTTATTGCGATAAACAACTCAGTGAACATACAGCCACAATCGATCACATTGTCCCCAAACACAAAGGTGGTCAAAATGTACGTTGGAACATGGCTGCAGCTTGTTCAAACTGCAATCGATCCAAGGCCAGTACGTTAGTCAACGTTTGGTTTACTCCGGATTTACCGATTTATTGCGAGAAAAGACTTGATAAACTAAATAAATGGATGGAGCAAAAACCTTGTTCCATCAAGCTTCCATCGACGGAACAGGCGGTTCCTTACATCTCCAATGATTTCTACATCGGCTGGGTCGCGACCTAACGGAAAAGAGTTTTTGGATGGCTACGTAGAAAAAGCCATTCAGGAGCTTCAGCGTGCGCGAATCCCTTCAGGTTTCCAGCGCTTGGCGCAAGGAGAAGAGGCAACTGATATTAAAACTAAAGCGATGAATCGAGAGATTATCGTTTGATCATGGCTGACCGAGCGAAGGCTAAGCGGCTGGCTGTTGAACGGCTGAAATGTAACAAGCCCGTACGAACACCAGATCATCCGACAAAATCACACGTTGTTCGAGCGTGTGGTGATGATGTACCTGGAGGAGAAAAGATAATTAGATTCGGTGAACAAGGAGCTGAAACGGCTGGTAAACCTAAAGAAGGTGAATCGGAAAGAATGAAGAAAAAACGTGCTAGTTTTAAAGCTAGGCACGCAAAAAATATCGCAAAAGGTAAAGGCTCAGCCGCATATTGGGCCGACAAAGTTAAGTGGTAAAACCCATGGCAAAACCCCAAACAAACAAGACAAGTGCCTGCTACTCCCACCTGGTTCAGTGCCTGCGTGATTCGATGCACCTGTATCAGCAAACCCTGCTTGTCCATTGGGGTTTGATGGGTAGCAAGTTTTACCAAATCCATACGCTGACTCAAATGATTTACGAAGAGATGCAGGAAGCTCTCGACGTAATCGCGGAACATATCCGCTCTTTGGACATTGCGACGCCCAAGACCGTCGAAGACCTGACCTATTCCAACCTCCCCTCCGTCCCCCTGGAAGACTGCTTCAAGCAAGAGGTGATCATCAGCCAGTTGGCCGCCAATCAAAACGCGCTGGCTGACCGCTTCCAGGATTTAGCAGCCATGGCTGAGACCCTTGGCGATCAACTGACGCTTGACTTAGCTGTTGAGCGTGGGCGGGTCCACAAGAAGTTCCAGTGGCTTCTCAAAGCCAACCTGGACGCCTAGAATAAGCAAAATTGGTTTAGCCCATGGGTTTCTTTGAGGGTTACCAGCAGACGCTGGTACAGAACTTTCCTGAGCTTACAGCCCCCGGTTTGACCGATACAATCGACGTATTGGTGGCCAATTACCTGTCGACCCGCAACTACACGCTGAGTGCGACCGTAACCAACATCAACACCTCTGTTGTGGTACGCCTTGATGGCAGCATTGATGGTATTAATTATGGTCCGCTAATCTCAAACACAATTATTGAGAACGGAACTTATCTCTATTACGTTAACGGATTTCCGGTTGGTCATTTACGCGCTAATTTTTATCACGAAACCGGCGGCACTGATGCCGTCGTTAAATTTAGTATTGCCGCTAACTAAATTAAACTCCAGCTGCGGAACCACTTAGTAATTACATATTTGTTTCCACTGAGGGGCGGGCACGCCTCATGCATAGTTTTTAGATTTGGTAGTCCATTTTTATAGAGATTATTCCAGACGACCAGCATTCCCTGTTTGGGCTTTACATGAAGATTTAGGTGCTTGAAATACGTTTCACCACCCTCTTCAACATCATTGAGATAGACCATAGCGGTCCAAGTTCGCTGCCCCATCCATTCGCAGTAAATTTTGTATTCCTTTGTGGTGGGCATGAAGAAGTCCCAGTGCTCTTTATAGTATTGACCAGGCTCATATTTTTGTGCTTGCATAATCTCACCGAGAAAACTATAGAGCCCTAAAGTGTCTACAATTCTCCTGTCTAGCTCCAGGTAAAGAGGGTCGTCAAAGTAGTGCAGGTCTGAGGTTTGGCTGGTTCTGTAGTCTGAAACCAAGCATGAATCTGCGTCATCGGAGACAGTTGAAGGTCTCAAGCGAGTATCAATGAGACTTATTAACGCCTCACATTCATCTTTGGTTAAAATGTTGTCGTAAGTATAAATTTGAGTAAACGGATAAAAGATCCGATTCCCCGTTTTGGTGATCTTGGCGCCGTGGAAATCTTTGTAATTAATATTGGACGGCCGACTTCTAAATGAGCACAGGTGGATGACCTGATCAATTTCGCCATCCCCCAGTCCATGGCGCTCCCTCATGGTCCTAATCAGTTGCGTCCTACTCACGCCACCAACCGCTGATTTCATAAATTCCGCGACGAGTTGGTTGCTGATCATTGGTCGGTTTGTCGTCTGTACAATGTATTAGTTAAGCCATTGTTTTTCAAGTGGAAGTTGTTATCTTAACTTTTGGCTTGGTTTTTGGAAGCATCTACAGCTTAACGACGGTTATTTTGGGACAAGAGATCGAGAGCCATGAATCCAACTCCCCACGAACACTTAAAAAATTACGTCACCGAGCATTTAGCAGAGCTGGTTCCGGCCGTTTTTGAGGAGGGTGTTGACCTGCCGTCATTTACGACGGATCAACGCACCAAACCCCTGGATGAACCCCCGTACCGCGTGTGATTGACGATTAATTCAGCGCTGTTAGGATATCTGTAAGGTTTAGATCACCCATGGATGCCGTAGATCTTCCGATGGACGTGGAGTTTTCAATCCACGCTGCCGCCCTAGCCATTCAAAACCTGGACCGGGACGAATTGGAAGAGGCTTTCATCGAGATGCTCCACCAGAAAGCCCTGGACCGTCAAATGTTCCTGGGCATCTTGAAAGACCACGGCATCGACGCCGATATCAATTTCAACTACTCCACGCTCGGACAGATTTCCTAACCACCATGGCCACCCGCACGATCAAAGGTACCCTCGACACGTTCCAAGTTGACAGCGGTTCCGACGTCACCTATCTGGGCAACACCTCTGCCGGTTCCACTGGTGGTCTGAACATCCGTGGATTCCGGGTGAACCCCGGCAACACTGGCGACATCATCGTCAAGCTGGATAAAACCAGCGGCATTAACACGATGGAGATCTTCCAAGAGGACGCGTACACCGCTGGTAATGCTCCGACTGGCTACACCAAGTACAGCAATATCGTGAAGAACGGTTCTGGTAAGGGCGCTGTGGCCGTTACTGTGACCAACGCTGCCAAAGACTACGTGGTGCTGCTAACTTTGGATGGCTATTCTGAAGTTTCCTACACTGGCAGCGTCGTCGTCCCGTAAGAATACTGAAGATTGGAGTGAGTACCCGCTGCTCACTCCGAAAGGAGTTGAATTAATTAAACGTCATACCCAGCCCCGTACCAATTTAGGTATGGGGCGTTTTGGTTCATACAAAGAATACGGAGAGGACATCTGGCGCATTGGATACGGTAGCAAGAAAATAAACAAGCACTGGGTTGGATACCACGAAGTCGCGACCCAAAAGCAGATTGAAGAGCAGCTAATCGAGGATCTAAAAGAATTTACCAAACAGATCGAACCGTATATTTTTGTGCCTTTAAACAAGAACCGAAAGGCGGCCATCCTGTCATTTGCCCACAACCTAGGGGTGACGGGCTTCAAGGAATCACGTCTGTTAGGGCTGATCAACTCTCACGCCAGCAAAAAAGACATCATCCGTGAGTGGAGCCCATACATCAATAAAATGTGGCGTTCTGGTGGTGAATTGATTATCAACCAACGACGCGCAGAGCTGGATACGTTTTTAGCTCCAGACAAAGAGATTCCCACCTTTACAGAACACAACTGCAAACTCAAGGTTTGCCTGTTGAATTTACCCGAGACTTACACGGGAGTCCATAATCAGATCAAGGCGATTGAGTATCTGGAAGGGAAGATTCTGAGCTGGGATCCATCTGGACATGCCCTGAAGCACTTTTTTCGTCTTTGGAATGAGAAACCCAGCGGTCTAGGATCTCCGCCGCGTCCGGGGATAGATCCTTGATCTGATCTAGCGCGTCGATTAACTGCAGCTCTAGCGAGTAATTGTCTATAAATTCGTCGTATTGCATTCGATTTCAGTTTCTGAATCGCGTTTCAGGGCGATCTTAAGGAGCACTAAGTAGCCCATAAGATCCATTATGACGTCTTCGTCGTTAGCGAGAAGACCAGCCCCGGACTTTATTCTGCTTAGTTTATCATCAATGCGAACAAAGATCTGCTCGACAGCGTTCGCCTTACTAAAGATTCGCGATGGATTTAAAGCTGAATCGCCATATTTTTTATTCTTCTCAATTAGAAGCTCTTTCACCTCGTCACAGATCACCGCGATGTGGTCTTGCGTGTTGAAGAACTGAGTCATGTTCAGGGCTGTCAGAATACCTACATGAAACCACAGCTTAGCCAAACTTACAACGTTGATGCCCGCTACACAGCTGGTAAGGGAGCACTTGATAATTCAGCTGGTAAAGCATTTCTAAATAGCTACATCAGCAGAATGCGAGAGGAGCAAAAGCCTGGCTACGGTTCTGATCTTGGGAATGAGGATAGGTTTATTGTAAACGGCCCAGGCAGCGCCAGTTATAGCTTCCGTAACTCCTTCCGAGCTACACAATAATTCGACCAAGATTCGAAAAAATAGTTCTAAATTTTTCGACAGGGTCTAAATCAAATGTAAGGGGAGGTAGGTAGATAAAATACCCCCAGTGAATTGGTGTATCCAGACGATAAAACCTGGCTCCATGAATTAAGTTTGCCCGATCCGTGGGAATACACATCGGCAGATCCCAGATTTCCGGGCAAACCCTCATCATTTCCGGATAAATCGTGAAGAACAGCGCCTCGGGGATGTTGCGCAGCTTCCACTCTTTATAAAGGCGTCGGAACCAGATCACGGACGGGGCTTTGGCGCCGTGACCAGCCTTCAGGCTCCACCGCCAGGTCCCACGCTCCTTGTTAAAAGAGCAGCGCCCGTAGGTTGGTGGAAACAGGTAGGTGACTCCCTTCCATGGCTCCTCGATATTGAGCCCATCATCATCCAGCGTATAGATCCGCTTTGCTCTGATGAACTCGCTATTGGCCCGATGGGTCGAGCAGGGATCTAAATCGATATCACCCAACAGGGCATCAATATAAGGTACGTATTCAACTGGAGTCACCCAATCGTCACGGATATGACGAATTCGGCTGAAGTACTTTTCGCGTACTAAAAACCGCTGCTGAGGTGTATTCACATCCGAAGAAACGAATTGTCCGGGTTTTCGTGTTTATAGTGAATTAGCGACATTTGGTCCTTGTCCTGGATGATAAACAAGGATTCCTTACTGGGATCAACTGTTTCTGCTCGGACAATAGCCTTCTTCATCACGTCTGCAGGCCCCTCCATATCTCGACTATTGAAGTCATTAAGTGCGTTCATTAACGCTTCGAGGGGCAGATAAAACATCGAATCTTTGGGATCCTCAGCATCCGGAATGTAAATTACCGCACCAGGACCTTGTAAAGCGTAAAACTTAGAAAAAAATTCACACATATCGATGCAAATTCGTTCCACCACAAGCTTCATCATGGTTTGCTCAGTTTCATTGGGTGCAGACAACATGAGCCTGCTAATCATCTTGTTACGGCGTTCAGTCATGGTTTTCTCCGGTTGTTTAAGTTTACTGCGCTTGTTGTGATTCGCTTGGTTGGGTTTCCTGACTCTTTTTGACGAGATGTCCCAATCCAGAGCGCTTGAGAGTCTCCAATAACTTGGGTAGTGGTTTGTATAAAACCACAGCTTTCTGCATATTACCAATTTTTTTAATCAGTTTCCCGTGCTCATCCCGTAGCTTCGTCAGTTCCCCCTGGCGGATAAGATATTCGGCTACGCAACGATACCGCCGTTTCTCGGCCAGACCAATGTCGGGGTAGCGGTCGCAGATGGTGCTGGTCTTCATATCGCTGAACGTCAATCGGATTTGATCAGCCAGCGACAGGCCCATCATCAGGTCCGTCGTACTGGTTTCATAGCTGGATACAAGCTCAAGATAGCGTCGAAGGTCTGGCGTTTCAAAGCTTCCGGACGGTGGCAGGAAGATATTCACCTGTTCCGCAAGAGAATTAACCAGTTTGTCTTTATAATTTTCGACGGTCACCTCGTTGATGTCGAGCGAAGCGAAGCGATAGCTCTGGTAAGTATTCCCAGCGTCTACGTCCAGCTCAAATTCAGTTTTGTCGAGAATGTCGAGCCAGTCTTCGACCCTGTTCTCCGTCATTGATTAGGCTGCCTTTCGCAAAGTGTAGCTAATTTTTGATGCTTGTCCCACTGCCGCATGTGATCCAGAATCAGCACATACTCGCAGTAAGCGCGTTCTTCTTCCATGTGTTCTTCGAACGTGGTGACCTGACGCCACCGTGGTCCGTATATCTTGGTAAGGTGCTCTATGCACTTCTCTTTAGAGCCACCGAAGTTGGTGGCCTCCCATAGGGCCTTAGCCATTAAACGCTGTTGGGAGGTCATCAGTTGATATTTGAGCGCTTTAGTGGACACACTGGCTAAGAACTCGCTAAACTCTTCGATATAGGGATATTTTTGACCATGAAGCGTACTCTTACGTATGCCGAACTTTTCTTGATTCTCATTCTCGGACCCCTGGGTTGGATCGGAGCTCAGCATTTGTACGGGTTTGTCACGGATAGAATCAGTGTAGAAGTAAAATTTAAGTAAGACAATGGGTGGTAGCAGGCCTTCGCCTCCAAGTGTGATCATGCCATCACCGACGGCACCGACCACGTATCAATCGACGACCCCACTGGAGAGCTACCAGGATCTCGCCGGTCAGTTGCGCCGCATTCAAGAAGAGACCGGAAAGATCGCAGAGCAGCGGTATCAAGAGGTTGGTACACCTGCTGAACTTGGTGCTCGCCAGGCTGCCCGCCGTCAACTTGAAGCTGCTTCTTATTTAGCGGCTGTCCCTCTTGGCGATAAATACGTCGAAGAATCGACTGGTAGAAAAGATCAGTTTGAGCCTTTAAAGAAAGCTGCTGAGCAGCAAC